CAGTAGTAGGCGTCCTGCCAGTCGTAGACCCACTGGGCGCGAGCGCCACGGACGGCCAGCCAGGAGTTGATGCGCTCCATGGTCAGGTTGAACTGGTCGTTCGTGCTGTCGGCGTCGTAGAACTGCTTGCGCGCGATGTCCGACCGAATCCAGGCGAGCGCCCAGTACGGCAGGACGACTTCGAGGGTGGAGGCGACGGCCATCCGCTGGCGGTACTTGTAGTCCATGATCGCCATGTCGAGGGCGGTCAGCAGGGTCGAGACCACGGAGTGGTCAGTGGCCCAGGTGGTGCCCGCGCCCGGGGTGTGGCTGGTGACGCCCGACGGGAGGGTCAGGGCCGTGGAGCTGCCGACCAGGGCGTTGATCATGAAGCTGTTGATCTTGTGGTTGTGCGCGACCATCGCACCCCGCACGAACCGCGCGATCAGCTCGGGGTAACCCCGGAGCTGGAGCAGGTCCGTCTGGATCGCCAGGCCGTCGGCCTCCAGCCGCGTGTCGGTGAAGGTCGGGCACGGAACCGACATGGTCGGCTTGGTAACACCCGAGATGATCTGCGCCTCGGTGTAGTGGAAGTAGCCCGCGCCGGTGTAGATGGCCGAGAAGTCCGGGCCGGTCGTGTACTTGATGCCACCACGGTTGACGCCGATCTCCGGCAGGTCCAGCATGCCGTCGTTCGACTCCAGCTCGCACAGGTCGTAGATGACCTCGGAGGGAGCACACCAGCCGGTACCGGCCGCGACCAGGGCGTTCGGCTGACCAGCCGCGAGAGCGGCCTTGCGCTTGATCTCGACGGACGCCAGCAGCGAGCCGCCCGGCAGGCGCTTCTCGCTGGCCGCGTAGTCCAGCAGCGGGGTCGAGTCGTCCTGGAGACCGGCCGAGGCGGTCAGCTCCTTCGGGTACTCGATCTTGAACTGCGCGATCGGGTCGCGGCGGGCCGCGCCGCCACCGGCCGACGCGTTGTACTGGAGGAACCGCTTCTCGACGAGGGTGCCCACCTTCGTCCAGTCCAGCTCGGAGCCGGTCGGGAAGTCGGGGTTGTTCGCCCCGGCGAGGATGACGGCCGGGGCGTGCCGGACGACATCCTCAGCAGGCGCGGCGGCCGGGGTGGTGCGGGCGGCCACGGCGGCGACACTCGGAGCCTTGGCGGCTGCGGTGGTCGCTGCGGGGACCTGCTCCGGCTCACCCTGGGTGGCCTGCTCGTCGTCGGTCTCGTCGGTCTCGTCATCCTCGCCGAGGGTGTCCGCGAGGGCGGAGAACGCGGCACCGGCAGCGGCCTTGCGGCCCCGCTCCTCGTCCACGCCCTGAACGATCTTGGTCAGCTCGCGCATCGTGTCGATGTCGTCCTTCGACACGTCGGCGACGTCCATGTCCGCGAAGTTCGCGGCGGCGTTGCGGGCCTGCACCCGGATGTTGGTCAGTTCGTCTTCCGACATGCCCGAGAAGGCGTACCCGCCGCCTTCGGTAGTCGGCACGGTGAAAGGCAGCTTCACGGCCACTTGAGGGCTTCTCTCAGCTCCGAGCGTTCGGCCGGACCGTGGCAGCACCGATACACCTGCTGCGGATCATAGCGGGTACCCTGCCGAAAACGGAGGAGGAGCCCGTATGGAATCGGAAGACGCCGCCCGTGAGGCGTACGACGACATGATGGAAGCGCTGCTGAAGCCCGAGACGCACAAGGCCAAGCAGCAAGCCGATCCCCGCGCCGGGGAGAAGGTCTGCATCGGCACCCCGCACCTGGACACCGCCGGATGGAACTACACCGAGTCGCTGCTGCGGATGATCGCCTACGACAAGCAGCACGGCGACCACCTGATGCACAACTCCGGCCTGATGAACAATGGCGCGTTGGCTGCCGTGTGGGGGCGGTCCATGGAGCTGTCGCACGCCCGGAACACCGCGACGGCTGCTTTCCTGTCCAGCGACGCCGACTGGCTGCTCTGGGTCGACTCCGACATCGGCTTCGAGTCCAACGCCCTGGAGAAGCTGCTGGCCGCCGCCGACCCGGATGCCCGCCCGATCGTCGGCGCGCTGTGCTTCATCGAGGGCGAGTACAGCCACGACTTCATGGGCGGCCTGCGGTCGAGTCTCGCCCCAACCCTGTACGACTGGTCGTGGGTGGAACCGAAGACCGGCCTCCCTGGGGCGTACAAGCTGGTGACCCGCTCCGAGTGGACGCCCGAGGAAGTGACGCGGGTCGCCGCGACCGGCTGCGGGATGCTTCTCACCCACCGGTCGGTGTACGAGAAGATCGCCTACTGGCTTCAGGAGAACGGCGCGCCGCCGCACATCTGGTTCGAGCGCATCCCCGGGCCGGACGGCGAGAAGTGCGGCGAAGACGTCTCGTTCTGTATCCGCGCCCACCAGATCGGCGCGCCCGTCTACGTGCACACCGGCGTCAACACCACCCACCAGAAGACCGTCTGGTACGGGGCTCCCGAGTACCACCTGAAGCCGTTCACGCCGCCCGCGATCACCGCGACCCGGATGCCGCCCGAGCAGTGGCCGAAAATCTACGTCAACCCGCGCGCCGCCGAACAGGCCGCGAACACCTCCCCGATCCGGGAGAAGCAGGTGCCGGAGGCTCAGGTGCCGGTGGCGATCATCGTGCCGGTGGCGAAGCGCGACAACTCCGAACGCTTCCTGACCAGCCTGGTCGACAGTCTGACACCGCGCCAGCGGGAGCTGGTCCACCTGTACGTGATGGGTGACCGGACGGACCCGGACACCACGATGGCGTGGCTGTCGAACGTCGTCGAGATCCCGACGGTGGTCGACGCACACGACTACCTGCGGACGATGGGCTCGTTCGCAGAGAAGATTAACCGAGGCTTCGAGATCTCCGCCGAGCCGTGGATGCTGCTGGTCGGCGACGACGTGCAGTTCCACAAGGGCTGGCTGGATCAGGCCATGGCGACAGCGGCCGAGACGAACGCCCAGGTGGTCGGCACCAACGACCTCGGCAATCCGGCGGTCATCGCGGGAGCGCACGCCACGCACATGCTGATCCGCCGCCTCTACGTGGAGGAGCTGGGCGCGAGCCTGGACGGTCCGGGGATCGTCTGCCACGAGGGCTACCGGCACTGGTATGTGGACAACGAGATCGTGGAACTGGCCCGCAAGCGTGGGGTGTGGGCCCCGTGCTTGACGGCGCACATCGAGCACCTGCATCCGCTGTTCGGCAAGGGTCAGGTCGATGAGGTGTATCAGATCGGGCAGCAGGCGGCGGAAGCCGACAAGGCGCTCTGGATGTCCCGGTTCCCACGCATCCTCAACATGATCGAAAACGAGGGGGAGTAGTGCACGAGCAGGCGATGAGCTGGGCCGCGCAGTTCCGGACGACCGAGGATCTGGCCGTCCTGGACATCGGCGGCCGAGACCTCAACGGATCGACCCGCATCCTGTTCCCGAACGCGAACCCGTATCACGTTCTGGACATCCTGCCCGGCAAGGGCGTCGACTTCGTGGCCGACGCCGCCGACTGGCGGCCCGACGACGGTCGGACCTACGACCTTGTCATCACGACGGAGACCTTCGAGCACGCCAAGCGGTGGCCGGAGATCATCAAGACGGCGTGGGATGTGCTGCGGCCGGGCGGCTGGCTGGTCTTCACGTGCGCCGGTCCGGGCCGCCCCCCGCACTCCGGTCACGCGGCCGTGTGGGAGTTGGCCCCTGGCGAGTGGTACGAGAACGTCTCCGTCGCGCAAATTGTCCAGGTGCTCCTGGAGCAGGGCTGGGAGGACATCGAGGCCCGGCAGCTCGGCCTGGACACGCAGGGCAAGGCGATCAAGCCCGATACGCAGATCAGAACAGACGGACCGCGCGAGGTGCTTTTCGGCGCGGTGCTCTCGCGCACTTCGCAGGGATCGTCTGGCAACGCGGGCAGATCCTGACGCGCAGGGGCTGGCCGGTGAACGACTTCCCGTCGTAGACCAGCCAGCCCGCCACGCGCAGCCCGTCGAAGCTCAACTCCGACTCGACGCCGCATCGCTCGCAGGAGGTCACCGGTGACCTACTGCGAGCATGTCGATGGTGGCGGCGATGACGAAGAGCGCGGCGAAGACCAGCAGGAAGCCCAGGATGTAGGGGCCGAGGATCAGGATGGCGACTCCGGCGATGAACGGGTGCCGGGCGATCTGCTGGCGGGTCAGGTTGGGCATGGTGTCCTCCTCGCGGGTCTGTCTACTGGCAGAATACGCCTCTTGCGTTCGCGGTCAACTGTGCTGTATGCTATGAGCAGACATCGGGTTGCTGGTGAACAACGTCTGTAAAGGTGGAAACCAGTGCAAGACCTCCGAAGTCACCTAGTGGCGATAGGGGCGCAAGCACGGCGGGCTTACCGCCTGGAGGACAACTGAATCGGGGACCGGCCAGGACCCCCGGAGGAGAAGGCGATCAAGTCGCGCCCCGGGCCGTAGATCCTGGTTAGGTCCCCTCTTTTATTTCCCTCATCATCGGAGGATCGATGCGTAACAGAATCATCAGGGCTTTCGCCGTTCTCGCTCTCGCGCTGGGTCTCAGCGCCGGAACGGTGACGATCGTCGAGTCTCCCGCGCTGGCCAACGGGGCGTGTAGCAGCAACCAGCTCTGCCTCTACCCGTGCTACCTGTCCGAGTCGTGTAACGCCTGGTTCCGGTCGACGGTCTCGCCCGGCTGCTACCCGACCGGCGCGAACGGCCTGGACCACCTGACCTATTCGGTCAAGAACAACACGTCCAAGAACGTCACCGTCTACCACACCAGCAACTGCACGGACGGCGGCTACGGCACGTCCACCCTGTACGCCCACACGTCGGGCAACATGGGGTCGGCGTGGGCCGGTGGAAACACGGCCAACCACACGGGGATCGTGTCCTTCAGGGTTCCCTCCTGACCTGAGAACACAAAGAGGGCCCGTACCCCACTTCCCCGGGGTACGGGCCCTCTTTGTGTTCTCAGGTCAGGAGGTCTTGGACCAGGTGCTGCCGGGGTTCTTCGCCGCGAACGCAGTGACCTCCACCTGCCGGACGGCGGAGAACTTCTTCAGCTCCTTGCCATCCTTGTCCTTCACGACATAGTTCCCCAGCGCAGAACCGCCACCCGAACCACCACAGTTACACGACATCGGGCCTCCTCCTACTCGTCCGCCAGGGCCATCATCAGGTTGCCCAGGACGTCATCGTAATCCGGGGCGACGTCGTCGGCGGTAGCTGCCGCCACCAGCAACTCCTGCCACTCGGCGGCCAAGGCCCGCCTCGCGGCCTGCTCGTTCTGCTCGGCGAGCATGCCACGGGCGATGGCCCGACCCAGCTCCTCCGTGTCCATGGCAGGCCCGGCGGCGACCAGGTTGATCGGGACGTCGCCGTCCTCGATGACGCGAGGCAGCGCCCCGGCGGCGACCAGCGAGTACAGGTCCGATTCGTCGGCGGATGCAGCCAGAGCGCGGGGGATCGGGAAACCGGCGGTGTTGACGTGCAGGGCAGCAACCATCTCCAGGTTGCCGCCGATGCGCCGCCAGTCGCCGGACAGTGGCGCGGCGCGCATCTGCCGGACGGCGTCGTCGTCGGCCTCAGGCGCGAGCGCGCCTGCGACCCAGATGCCATGGTCGTCCTCGCCTGCGCACACGTACGCGCCGGTGTTACTCGTCTGGTCGTAGTGTTCGCTGGCGGCCCGGAACCCGAGGTTCGGCTGGGCGTGACCTCCGCCGTACGTCAGGCGTCCTACGGCGATCCTGGAGCCATCGCCGGTGACCATCTCGCCGGTGTGGAAGTACGCGTACGAGGTGAGCGACTTCGGGGGCTGCACGCACGAGTCGCCGATGCCGACGTGGCAGGTGCCCCACACGGCGACGTGGCCATAGACGCGACCGTCGTCTCCGATGTGCAGAGGAGTCGGTCCAGTGAGCTTCGGATTGTCGAACCACTCCTTGGGCGGTGCTGCTGGCGCGGCTGCGGCCATCAGGGCGGCCATCTTCTCTCCTGCCTTCCAGTCGTCGGGCAGTGCGTCCGCGCAGCCCTTCCGCTTGGCGATGGCCGTCAGGCGACTCTTGAATTTGCCGTACGGGATCTTCGGGTTGGCCCGGCCGTACGAGGAGACGGCGTCGGAGACGTCGGCGCAGGAGGCGATCGGGAAGCGGCGGCCCTCGGGGTCGACAAAGTCCTCGTCGGCGAGCTTCTTGCGCACGCTGGCCTTGGTGACGTCGGGGGCGGCGTAGGTACCGCCGCTGCCGCCGGGGGCATTCTGCGCGTCGTC